AGTATACAGAAAGAAAGATTGTCATTAAGCGTAAAGGCGAAGGTGACTTTAAACAAACATTAGAAAAAGCTCATGTCATTGTGAGTTTTGGTAGTGTCGCAGATGTAGAAGCACTTATTCGTGGTGTGCCTGTCATAGGTTCACCTTACAGCCCTGCAAACCCTGTATCCAATAACATTAAAGACATAGAAAACTTAACATATTTTGACAGAACAGCATGGTTAAGCTCATTAGCTGCAAGTGAATGGCATAAAGATGAGATGGACAAGTGCTGGGATAGACTAAAAGGACAATTAGATGGCATTTACTAACTATACTAGCTTTGTGACAGTAGTAGAAAACTATTTAGCACGAACAGACTTATCATCACAGATACCTGACTTCATTCAAATGGCGCAATACAGAATGACTAGGGATTTACGCACACAAAAGATGTTAAGTTCTACTACGCTATCTTTATCAGCAAGCACAGTAGCATTTCCTAGTGACATATTAGAAGTAAGAGAAATACATATACAAGGTAATCCTGTTATCAGATTAGAGTATCAGTCACCTGACTTATTTTTTAGAGATGGTCAAACCACATTATCAGGTATGCCACATTACTTTACAATGATTGGTTCAAACTTCCAATTTGCACCTGCACCTGACTCTACAATGACACTTAGCTTATTGTACTATGCACAACCTACATTTATCTCTACAACAACAGCAAGTAACATCTATCTAGCCAACTATCCAGATGCTTTACTATACGCAACACTAGCAGAAGCAGAACCATATTTACTTAACGATGCACGTATTCAAACATGGTCAGCCTTGTATGACAGAGCAATACAAAACATTAAAACAAATGATTTGGGTGCAACATACCCATATACAACATTAAGCGTTACGCCAAGATAAAGGAAAATTATGCCAAAGACCAAGATAAGCCAGTACGACTCTACAAGTGCTGGTGCTAATTTAAACACAGATATTGCAGGTATTAATATTGATGAGGGTTGTGCACCTTCAGGTATTAACAATGCTATTAGAACGCTTATGGCACAAATTCGTGACTTACAGTCCGGTGTTAGTGGTGACTCTATCCCTGTTACAGCAGGTGGCACAGGCTCTACCACAGCATCTTCAGCTAGAGCAGCATTAGGTCTTACTATTGGTACAGACGTATTAGCTCCACCTTCAGGCACAGCAATTTTAAAAGCTAACTCTGGTGGTGCTTTAGCAAACGCTACAGCAGGAACAGATTACGCAGCTATAGGAACAGCATCAACATGGACTGCATCACAACGTGGCACAGTTACTACAGATAATGATGGTTCTTTTAGCATGAACGTCACTAATAACTTCTTATGCACACCTACAGGCACATTTGCTCTTACATTCACTAACATTACAGCAGGTCAAAGTGGCTATGTATTATTAGTAAACACAGGTGGCTATGCAGTAACAGCAGCAGCTACTACTAAAGTAAATACATCATTCTTAACGACAGTATCAGCAGCAGGTACATACTTACTATCATACTTTACAGATGGCACTAATGTCTATGTAACTACTGGTGGAGCAATGGCTTAATGGCTATTTTAAATAATAGTAATGCTATCTCTAGTGGTGGCTATGATATAAATAACTCACTTCGTTTTAGAAGCTCTGCATCTGCAAGACTATCAAGAACTTTTGGCACAGCTTCTAACTACAAAATTCAAACATTATCACTTTGGGTAAAAAGAGGTCTTTTAAGTAGCTCTGCAACTTATAGACTAATGGGAGGATATGATGGAAGCTCATCTAATTCTACAGAAATTAACTTTAATAATGATAATTTAAGAATTGAGTTTGGTGGAGCTGCAAATAACGCATTAATAACTACACAAGTATTTCGTGACCCTTCAGCTTGGTATCACATAGTTGTTGCTATTGATACTACACAAGCTACAGCAGCCAATAGAGTTAAAATGTATGTTAATGGTAACCAAATAACTGCATTTGGAACTGCAAACTATCCAGCACAAAATGCTGTTTCACAATTAACAAGTGCAAACGCTAATAACTCTATAGGTGCAGGTTGGTCAGGGTTTGAATACTTTGACGGATACATGACTGAAATAAACTTTATTGACGGACAAGCACTAACACCATCATCATTTGGTGAAACAGATACAACTACAGGTTCATGGAAACCTAAAGCATACACAGGCACTTATGGCACTAATGGCTTCTACCTTAAATTCTCTGACATAGCTACTACTTCAGGTTCTAATGCAGGTCTAGGTAAAGACTTTAGTGGGAATGCAAACTACTGGACTACTAATAACATATCTGTTACATCAGGCACAACCTATGATGCTATGATAGATAGTCCTACGCTAACAAGTGCGACTGTGGCTAATTATGCTGTAATGAATCCATTAGCTGCTGATTCAAATGCAACATTTTCAAATGCTAATTTAACTATTGCATCAAATGCAGCTGGTGAAGGTTTTATTCCTGCAACCATAGATTTTGATATTGCATCATCAACTGGTTATTATTTTGAAGTAACAGTAGATAGCGGAACAGCTTATTGCACAACTGGCTTTATTCCTGTTTCTAAATTTCCTGGAAAAATGTGGACAGGAGGTGCATATCCTGGACAATCAACATATAACCCAGGCTTTGAAATTAGATTTTCAGACGGCACTATTTTGCAAAATGGCGGCTCATCTGCATACGGAAGTGGAGCAACTGCTGGAGATACTTGGGGATTTGCCATTAAAAATGGAAAAGTTTGGGCAAGAAATAGTAGCGGTTGGTTTAATTCAGGAAACCCAGTAACAGAAGCAAACCCTGCAGTAACAGGACAAACAGGGCAATGGCTATTAGGTTTTGCAGAAAGGGCTGGTGCTTTTGGTGCTGGCTGTACCTATAACTTTGGTCAAAGACCATTCTCTTACACACCACCTACAGGCTTTGTAAGACTAAACACATTTAACCTACCTGATAGCACTATCAAAAAAGGTAATACTGTGATGGATGCAACGCTATGGACAGGTACAGGTTCAAGTTTAGCAATAACAAACTCTGGTGCTTTTAAACCTGACTTTGTTTGGGGTAAAAGAAGAAATGGTGTGGCAGATAATATTTTAATTGATTCAATTGTAGGAGGTAATCCACCTGAAAGATATTTGTCATCTAATACTACATCTGGAACAACAGCAAATGCTGACGTTATCACATCATTAAATAGTAATGGGTTTACGGTTGGTACATCAGGTGCATTAAATGGTTCTAGTAATACCTATGTAGGTTGGCAATGGCAAGCTGGTCAAGGCACAACATCATCTAACACGAGTGGCACTATCACGAGTACTGTATCTGTAAATGCAACTGCTGGGTTTAGTATTGTGACCTATACAGGAACAGGAAGCACATCAACTGTTGGTCATGGTTTAGGTGTTGCTCCAAAAATGTTAATTACTAAAAGAAGAAATACTACTGGCGATTGGTCAATATATAATAGCAATCTTGGAGCAAATAAGGTCATTTGGCTTAATCAAACAACTGCATCTACAACTGACGGAAGTCCAGGTCATTGGAATAATACAGCACCAACATCTAGCGTATTTACTGTTGGAACTGATACAGATGTTAATGCAAGCTCATCAACTTATGTAGCCTATTGCTGGGCAGAAATAGCAGGGTTTAGTAAGTTTGGTTCTTACACAGGTAATGGTAGTGCTGATGGACCGTTTGTATATACAGGGTTTAGACCTAAATTTATTATAATTAAATGCACAAGCAATGCTGATTCTTGGTATATGCTTGATACATCTCGTTCAACATATAATGCAACAAATCAAAGACTGTTTGCAAACGCATCAAGTGCTGAATCGTCAGGTGATGCTATGGATATATTAAGTAATGGATTTAAAAATAGGTCAAGCACGACATTAAATAATCTTAATGGTGGAACATACATCTACATGGCATTTGCAGAAAACCCATTTAAAAACGCTAACGCAAGATAACAGGAGTAACAAATGTTTTTACTAAACGGAAATAGATTGGCAGAAGGCACATCATTTAAAGATGCTAATGGCACACAGTATCCTAGTGGATGGCTTAACCAAGCTACAGAAGCACAGAAGCTAGCCATTGGTATTACATGGGTAGCAGACCCAGCACCAGTTGACACTCGTTTCTATTGGGACACAAACTTACCTAAAGCTCTTGAAGATAAACTTGAAACTAAAGAAGATGGTTCACCACTTTATAAACAAGTCTATGATAAAGCTACAGAGTCTATGGTTGACACTACAGAACAAGTGGTTACTAAAGGCTTAAAGTCTAACTTTATTGCACAAGTTAAAGATACAGCAGGTAAACTACTAAACGCTACTGACTGGTATGTTATTCGTAAAGTTGAAAGAAGTATAGATATCCCTTCAGAAATAGCTCTAAAACGCACACAAATCGTCACAGAGGCGAATAGATTGGAAATTGATATCAAAGCATCAACTACAGTAGAAGCTCTTATAGAGGTATTAAACGCACAAAATTGGGGTGAGTAATGGCTACGCAAAGAATAGCGTTTACAGAATGGTTGCCAGACCAACCTACAACAGCAA